TCTTACAAAGACGAACCTCTGCCTGACAGGAGCAGATTAGAATATTATGGCTAGGAAACAGACACTAGATTTAATTTTAAAAACATTCCGAGATTTAGGAGGAAACCTAAATGAAGTTATGGGTACCCGAACTAATATTAATTTTTTGGGTAAAGGTAAATCTCCAGAGTTAATGTTAGATATGGATATCAACACTGATGCACTAGCAGTATTACCACAATCAAAAGCAGTAGAAGAATTAACCAGTTCTGTAGGATATGCAGTTTCAAATAAATTAAATGATGTGCAAGCTAACAAGCTATTAGAGAACATGACTAAAATGAAAAATTTTTACATGCCTCCTGCAGCACCAGCAAATATTACAGATATGGTTACAAGAACCAAAGGTCTAGACAAAGAAGGACTAGAGTCTTTAAGATTTATGGCAGACGATCTACCACCTCCAGGTTCACGTGGTGGTGCAGATGATATAGCAGGACCAACTCTTTCAGATGCATCATTTACAGGCTCAGGTTTAGAGGCACTTAAGAATGTAAAAAATAATAATTTAATCATGAACGATGTATTAAATAAAATTTATTTAAACGCAGGTGTTGCAGAAAATGCACAGCCAGTTGTTAGAGCTAACGCTAGAGAGTTTTTAAACAGAATAAAAAATTTAAGTGATGAAGTAGATGGCACAAATTTATCTAGTGTCATGGAAGCAGATGATTTTAAATTTATGACTGAGGGTGGCGGTGGAGCAATGGGTGATCCATTTTTATTAGTACAAAAATATTTTGGACCTAAAGTTGCAGCAGCCGTTGCAAAACTAGACACACCAAATGACATACAACTATTTGCTGAAAGATTAATTAGTGTCAAGGATGCAAGAGGTCGAGGCGTTACCGATAGAATGTTTGATCCTGAGTCTGTTGACATTTCTGATTTTGAATTTGCAGAGGGTGGACGTGTGCCTTTCTTTGCTGGACGACTTGTAGGTAAAGCGTTAGGTATGGCTAAAAGAAGACAAGCTTTAGAACGAGGAGCAGGTGAGGGTTTTGCTGCTGCTGAAGCATATGGTATTACTGGTAAAGATATTTCTCGTCTATTTGCAGAACTTGCAAGAGATAAAAGTTTAGTGGGCAAAGAAAAAACAGAATATTTTAAATTATTAAATCAAGCGTTAAAAAATCCTGAAGACTTTCCAGAAGAAATATTACAGATCCAAAAGAAACTAGGAATCGACATTGGCATGAAGAGTGGTGGCCTAGCTAAGATCTTGGAGGTTTAATGACTCCTCAACAAAGATTTAGATTAAAACAAAGAGCAGAAAGAGAAGCAGCAGGAGGCTTTGAACAATCTTTTACCTATAAAGGTAAGACCTATACCGTATCTACAAGAATTCCTAAAAAAACAATTGAACAGTTAAAAGAATTTTTAAAAAGTTTAGATGAATGGAAAGCAGGGGGCGGTGATTTTGAAAGTTTTCGAACCATGCCATCTAGAGTCAAATCTATGGCTGCAGCTAAAAAAGTTGGAAAGAAAACAAGTGAGTTTGATAATAGAGCTGGGGCTATCTGGAGAAGATTAGTTCAATATGCAAAAGGAAAAGCACCAGTTAATCCAGGGAGATCAGGAACCGGTGAAGCATATAAAACTTTTTTTGATCAATTAGACCTTCCTAAATCACAATTAAATACGATTAAAAATTTTGATTTTGAAAATATTCAAAAATTTAAGCAAGGCACAATAACCAAAGCAGCTCAAAAAGCGAATATAGGTAACCCTCTAATCACTAATGTGCTCGATGTTATAAAAAAGAACCCTAATCTAACAGAACAAGAATTATTTAGTGGTGTCCGTAAACTATCAAAAAAACCATTAAGCAATGGAGAAATTGTTACGGCTGCTGTGCAAGCTCATCGTAATGGAACTTTACGATTACTTAAAGAAGCTAGAAAAGAAAAAATAGGAGAGTTTCAATTAAAAACTATACAAAAATTTTCTTCTGAAGATTTACCTCCAGCATTAAAAACAATTTATAATTTATTTCCAAATAAAGTTGGTAGAGATTTTTCTACAACAATTAAAGATTTTTATAAAGATAATCCTACTCTTAGAAAGAGAGCTTTAGATAAATTAAAAGCTTATGGTAAAATTAGAGTTGAAGTACAGAATGTACTTGGACTTGGAGGTAGAGGACCAGGTAAAGCAGCTTTTCAATTTGATCATCCTATTTCATTTGCAGCCTTAGAAAGAAGTGGAAATATTGCAGGAGCAATTAGAACCAATCCTATTGTTGGTGATGTCAACCAACTTAAAGGACAATTTTTAGATAGAAGATTAAATGTTTTACAAAATGCTATTATACGAGGGGAAGATGTCAAAGAAAATATAGCGAAGGTTGAAAAATTAAAAAATATAAACCAAACATTATTTGGAGATTTAGCCGGAGATTTTACAATTGATGATAAAGGTATAATTAAAGTTAAAGACTATGGCGCACCTGCAATACTAGATGAGCAATATAATATCGCTAGATCTTTGCAAAAAAATATACCACTAGGAGGACAGATAAAAAAAACTCTTGCAAGTGGTGCACTTACTTCAGAATTAGAAGAAGTTTTAGGTAAAAATTCTGCACAAAAATTCATTGCAAGTTCACAGAAATTAGTTGAGTTTGCAAAAAAAGATACAAATAAAATTTGTAGAATATTTGGTAGAGCAGGATTACAAGCTGGTGGTCAAGGTTGTGGAGCACAAATGGCTGCAGCTTTAGCAGAAGACCCAGAGGGAACAGCAACTAAAATTAAAGATTTAAAACCAGAGGGTGGAGCTGTTAATAGAATTAAAGGTGTTGCAACAGGTTTTTTAAACTTTGTAAAATCACCAGGTTTCAAAACATTTAGTGTAGCCGGAGTTGCAGGAACAGTTGGTTCAGCAATTGTAAAAGAATTTAGAAATGACGATCCAACAACTTATTTATCTGACGAAGCTCAACAGAAAAATATGTTGGTAGCAATGGCAACAGATCCAATAACAACAGAATTACCAAGACCCGATATTTTAGATTATCAATTACCACTAGCAGGTGCACTTGTTGCTGGATCGACGGCTGCAGTTGCACCAAAGACAATTAAAGCTAGTAAAGCCAGAGGATTTGGTATTGAAAGAAAACAACCAGGTATTGTTAAAACAGGATTTAGAACTTTAGGACGTGGTTTAGGAGTTGCAGCATCACCAGGATTACTTGCACCACTAGCAGCCATGGATATTACTGGTCAAATAGCAGAAGGAGATTCACCTACAGATATTGCAACAGATCCATTGAATTATTTGTATCCTGCATTTTCGGAACAGACACCAAAACTAACAAGAGGATTGCCAGCAGCTGCTAGAAAAATTGCTAGTTTAGGATTAGGTAGATTAGGATTAACAATTCTTTCCAGAGCAGGTTTAGCTGGATTAGGTCTATCTTTAGGTATACAAGGATATAAGGCATTAACAGATGACTAAAAAATTAACCACGACAATACCACCAGAAAGAGGACCTCACCCACAAGGGTTGAATGTTCCTGGAAAAAAGACTATAGTGGTGTCGAACTCGGAGAAAAATAA